TTCAGGTTCACCTTCTGGCTCTGACTGCATATCAGAATGGGAATGTTCATGGCCACCCATGCCTGCTAGTTTTAGCATTTGCATTAGTTCGGTAGCCGAATTACCATCAGCAGTAATAGTTACACTCTTATTACCATCACTGCTCATATTAGTACTGATATTCATTTTGCCTTGGCTGTCTTGCATATCTTGTGAATAGCCAGCAATTGGGCTCATGCCACATTCTTGCAATCCTGCTAGTCTACGGAATAGATTTAAAGATTCAGATACTTTATCATCGCACTTGCACTTGCTTTCTAACATGCCGCATTCCATGCACTTAGACTCATCGGCTTTTTCTTCTGCTTCGCGCACTTTTTCCATGTCTCCATCGCCGTCAAGATCTGCATGTGTTTTGCCAGCGGCACGTGCCTTGGCCAGCTGTCCACTAAAATAGTTGCCTTCTTCCACATCAGCTTCATCTACTGGGATCGGGACTGGTACGCCTTTTTCACCTGGTTTAGGGGGGTCGCTGGTCCATACTCCACCTTTAATAGATCCCATTGCCTCCCCAGGTCTGGGATTCTGCCAAGGTTCCGGGGTTGATGGTGTTGCTGATGTTTTTGGTTTAACTGGTGCCGGCCTTACTGATGGTTTTGGGGCTGGGGTCACACTTCCACCGTCTATATCTTGCGGCGGTGGTACATTAGGTCGACCTTTCTTTGGCGGGTCACTGGTCCATACTCCACCTTGTATACTACCTTCAATAATGTCTCTGAAAGTTTCAACAATCATTTTATTAATAGTAGTAGGATCTTTTAACGCACTTTCAAACGCATGTTTTTTAGGGCGACCACGTCCGCGTTTTACTTGTTGCCCGTCACTTCCAGTTTCTGTTTCACCGGTCTTTTTATCGTAACGACGTGTATGTTTTATACCTGTAGAAGTTTTTTCAATTTCGCCTTTAGCGCCTTGACGCTTTTCACCTGTTTTCATATTATGACGACGATTATCTATGGCCTTCATCATGTCGTCCCAGCCTTCAACAATTTGTTCTTTGGTGAAGCCTGCTTCCATCATCGCTTTTATTGCTTCTTCTACTTTGCCTTTGTTGTGTGCTTTCCAAGCAGCGCCGTATGCTTTACGTTTTTCTACATCGGTTAACTTACCATCTTTGGCATATCCTTTTTTGATATGTTTGACCATGCGTTCTGCTTTTGCTCCTGGAGGTGCAACTTCTTGTACTTTTTTAGATTTAGCATCTTTAGCAGCTTTTTTCATCGGCTCAGTTTTGTTGCCGTCTTTGTCTAAGTCAATATAATCTGGCTTGGCAGCTTCATCCATTTTATCATGTTTAGCTCTGATTTTTGCCATTTGTTCTTTACTAGCACCTTCACGTCCTGCTTTCTGAAGAGCCTTCATACCCTGCTCGCCGTATTTCTTTTTACCTAAGTAAGCTTGTAGACCTGATTCTTCAACTTCGCCTTCTGACATATCTTTTTTCTTTTCATCTGAATCTTTGTCTGCTTTCAGTTTTACATCCGAAGGAGTTAACTTTTTACCTGGTTCTAATGTAACAGATAATCTTTTTCCTTGTGGTGCAGCAGCACTGAAACCAGTGGCAGTTGACTGTACATGATCCGCTTGTTCACCTAATTTCTTACCGGCAGCAGCAGCTTTTTGAAATTTTTCTTTGCCGTACTTCTTGCGACCAATACTGGCAGCAACTGCTTCTGGATTGTCTGCTCCGCTTTTTTTAACAGCAGCTACAGTCTTTTTAAATCCCATGTACTTTTCTGACAGTACTTGATCCATGCTTTCTTGTAACTGTGTCTTGGCCTTTGACTGTGTTTGTGTTGCAGGCGTTACGGGCTCTTGAGCCACTTTGTTAAAATTGCTTAGAATGTTATAAATGTTATTGCTCATGATTATTTTCCGTTTCCTGCTTTCATACCACGTGGGCTGATTATTTTAGTTTTATGAGTTCCGATTGGACTTGCACTTCCTTGCGGTAATTCGTTGGTTGTTTTTGCTACAGGCGATTTACCGCCTGCAACTTCAGGATACTCGTACTTACGAGTTTCTTCTAATTCTTTAATTAAATTAGGAATTCGTTCACTGCCCACTAAAGCTTCCCCCCCTGGCCCAGGGCGCTCTCTTTCCATGTTATCTTGTAATAATACGGATTCTCCGGGCTTGCCTCCTAGATTGCTGACCTCTGTACCATCTAAAATTGCTTCGTATGGGCTATTTTTAGAGTTAACTTTAATACATGATAAGTTGATTCCTGTACGCTCTGCGATCAGTAACCGTACCTGTTCATCGATACAAGGATAACGTAAACTGGCGTCCAAAATATTCACTTCAACAGGTCCCATGTTGGGAAATTCAGGAGTTTCTTGGATTGGTAATCTTTTTGGTTTACTAATAGAATCTAATTTGTAAGCTTCTAATACAGTTTTAATTTTAGAGATTAGATCGTCTGGCAGCTCGCAGGCTAATCTAATTCTAAAATCATATGTTTTATGACTTTCAGTTAGATAGGCTTTAAATGGTTTCATATTCATTCCTAATATACGATATTTATTAAATTTTGGTAATTATTGCTTGGGTTTGTTTAATATTTGTGCTAACAGTGCATTTCTGTCTAGCAAAACCCCTTGCCCGTCAATGGCATCATTCCCTGCACCAACCCCGTCTTGTTTAAGTTGATGATCTAGTCGCATTTTCTTTAACTGCAGGTCTACCATTCTTAATTTTTTATCTAACTTAGCTTGTTTAGCTGTAATTGCATGACCCAACAGAACTCCCGCAGTCTGAAAGACTTGTCCACTAAATCTAGCTTCCATGTTCATGCCAAGATCCATTAAATCGTTAAAACGATCTTTGGCTAAGTTAGCCAATTCATCCATTTCCTGATCACTGGCATCAAGTCCTTTTACCTTAGGTAAAGCCTGATCAATTTTATCTATAGCATTATCTATTTCTGCGAACACAGATTTTTGTTCTTCCAATGCCGCAGTTGCTTGCTCAGAGGTTACGTCTTCTGGCAGTTTTTCGGGTAGATTAAAAAGTTCTTCAAGTTTTTTCGTCATAACGGTATTTACCGTTTGCCAGTTCCAGCAAAAATATCGGTTTCATTGACAACTCTAAAAGTAAGCCCTTGTGCTGCACTAAATTTTCTTGCAGCTTCCCATTTATACATGTTAAGAGCTACTGCTGCTTTGTCCCTTACACTTCTAGCCGCTTCCATTGTAGTTTCTTTTGTGGGCTTTACTTCAATTACTTCACCGTGACGTTTACCATTTTTATCAACATAAATGATTAAAAAATCGGGTACATAAATTGTATTTTTATTTGTAAATGGATTTCTATAATTTACATGAATTGCTTCACTGGCCCATTGAAGTACAGCAGGATTGCTATCACAAAAATTCATAAAAGCAAATTCCCAACTAGACCTATAAGTTGGGTCTCTTTTTCCTATATATTTTTCAGGATTTTTTATCGAGTACTTGCCCTGGCTGTATTTGCTCATGCTATTATAGTTCTTGTCACGTACTGGTTAGATTTAGGAACAGTTTTTATTCCTAAGAAGCTAGTATTAACTCTCGAAGTATTAAGATATAATGCCATAAACGCATTTAATTCTCCTGCAGGCATTTTTTGAAACTGATTTAAAACATCTATAGGATTTTCTCGTTGAACTTTTGCTGTCTCAATTACTGCAAGGACTAGTAATCTTGCAGTTTCTATGTTACCTGTTTGCTGTTCAAAATAACTTAATATTGAGTCGTTAATGTTTTGATCAATATCAACGGTGCCAGCAAAATAATTGTTAAAGTACTTTGTTGTTTTAGTTGTCCCGCTGGAACCTATGTTAGTGGGCTGGACTGGATTATAAGATTGTTCTTGCATAATTAATTATCCGAAAACGCTATCATCCCCGAATCCCGCAACAATGATTCCTTGGTTGGACTCCCCAGGAATGACACCGTATGAGCCATTGTCAACAGGACCCCATGCTAGTGTCTGATTTAAATAAGATATATCATCTGACATTATTGGTACTGGAACTGGACTAATTTCGTATGGATTATTCTGCGATGAAGCACCACTGCCAAATAATATCGGAGTTCCATCTGACGTTGTCCATACAGAACCATACGGAGCACTAGTAACAGCAGAGTCTGCATTTACACCAGGTGCTCGGTCATAGAAACTTAACAATCCAGTATTGTTAGACCCTGGAGTCACGGTTTGCACTCCTTCAGCGTCAATTGATCTTACAGTGCCGTCTCTATAGGTGTATTTAAATCCGCCAAATCCATCTGACACTGGAGGTCCTATTATATTATCTAAAGGTTTAGATGGATCGTATCCGCCAGTTCCAGTCCAAGTAGAGACCACGTTTTTAATTTTATCAGCAGAATTATCCCAAGCTTGAACAATTGCACCCGATGCTTTATTAATAATAGGTTGAAGACCGTTATTAACTGCTCTTCCTATTGCAGCACCTGTAACAGCAGATAATGAAGTTGCAATAGTTCTACCAATAAGAGATTTGCCAAGAAATGTTCCACTTAATGCCTGATTGATTGCCTGTCCTGCATAAAGACCCGACACTGCACCAGTAGCGCCAGCAATAGTATTAGTAATTATTGCACTGGTAGTTCCGCCAACAGTATATACTATGCCTGTCTGCGGGTCTGTTCGATACTGAACACTGTTAGCTGGTAGTGTTACTCCTTGTGCAGCAAGAACTCGTGCATCTTGTGTTGTTGGTACAAACTGCCCCGGAGCACCAATAACAGACGCAGTAGCGGCTCCAGGAATATACTGTAAAGTGTTTCCACTAACAGCATCATATTTAATTACAGTGCCATCTCTGTATACATTACTAATATATTCCTGACCACTAGGATCAGTCATTCGTTGACCGTAAATAAGATTTTCTGTTAAGTTATTAGGGTTAAACGTGCCAGCTGCGGTGGAAGTTGTCTGAATTTGTGCTACCACTTGTCCCGATGAATCTACTATAGAAGCTGTTGTAGATCCTGTAACAGTTTGAAGGCTTGCGGGATTCACCACAATTGCTCCGCTGTTGTTTACGTTATCATACACAGCAGTACTGCCAGCTGTCACTACTGCGCCTGTGGCTGTAGCTATTCCTCGATCAACTGCAGAAGCAAAATTTCCTAATACTGTATTTGTTGCATTTACTGCGGCGCCAGTTGCGATTCCAGCAAGAGTTCCGCCAATTGATACTCCTTGACCAGGACTACCTATAGCATACCCGCTACCGCCAACAATATTATTGTAGCTTCCTTGAGTTGATTGACTGGGTGTAACGGGAAATCCAAAAGGGTTACTGCTACCATTTAATACATTGTTTATTACAGAAACACCGTAGTTTCCCACCACCGTTCCAACAACATTATTTAAATTAATATTCTTAACGTTGTTGTATAAGCGATACATTGACAATAAACTAGACACTGGGCCGCCTGAACCATCCGAACCGTCTGGCTTGCGAAGATCTTTTGGTGCGCTGTCAATTGCTCCTAAAATTCCTGCGTCACTGTATATATTAGTAGTACTAGTAGAAATTGGACTATTAGTATTGTCGTAGTGTAATAAGCTAAACCCATCCACACTCACTGGGTTTACATATCCTGTAAAGTATTTTACAGTTTCGTATGTAACCGTCATACTATTTTCTAACGTGTCATTACCACCTGCGGCTCTATGTTCGCCGTGTCTCCAATTAGTAATAATCGGATTAGCCAAATAGTATTCTGTAAATCTTTTATTATGTAAACTAAAAATCCTAATACTACTTAAAAAATTTGGTAGTGAACTATTTCTCGGAGAAAAACCCCAGCCTATTTTATTTCGATTTTGATACTTATACGGTTGGCCATAGGCTGTTGTAGAGTAATCACTATCTCTATAATAGTAGGTATAGTAATCATTCCAAAAATTTGTAATTACATCGGCTGCATCATCGTGAAATTTGATATCAACTGGTTCATATCGAATATTAGTTTGTATAGTATTTTTTCTATTATACGCATTTAACGTTTTTGTATCTATACTAAACTTAGGCAAATCTACACTTTTTACCAGCATACCAGTTTCTAAACTCTGATATCTGTCTGCAAAACTCAGAGCAGCACCTAGAAATCCAGAACCCAATTGAGTCTGGCTTGGGTCTAAATTAATCACTACGTAGTAAAGAAAACTTTGTTTAGGCGCCAGCCTAAAATTATCTGCCAAAAACAATCGCGTAGCATGATCATACGGATGTGTAGATTGTCCTGCCTGAATAGGCTTTAAGTCAGCATTATATAGTGAGGCCATAAAAATATTTATCAAATAAAAAAGCCCACCGAAGTGGGCTTTAGATGTAACTTTAAAACATTAGCCTGTGATAGCTGCTGTGTTAAACTGTGTAATGCCAGGTGATCCAACTCCTGCACCTGTTGTTTGAATAGCATTATCGTAACGAATACTCATAGTAATAGTTACTGGATCATTGCTACCATAATCCAAATCATTGTAATTTACATCTGTTAGAAAACAACCATATAATTGCCATGCCTCTAGTACTGTTGGTTCAACCGTTCCGTTGGCGCCGTCTAACATTTCTATTGTAGTTACAAATTTATAATCAATACCAGAACTTGCACTAGCTTGTTCCATGAAATCGTATTGTTTCTGTAACTGTTCGCCCACCAGTCTACTTACGTTGCCGCCTGCATCATCTCGTAGAGTAGTTGCTACGGCATTCCAAGTAGGACGTCCTGCTATATACACACGGCTATTGTATACAGGAATTTCCACTGGATCAAAAGTAACCTGAGGTCGAGCAAATGACATGACTTGCTTGGTCATTTCTGTTTTAGGGTTGCTTACGCCAAATTTTTCAAAAGTTACGCGATAACGAAACTTTAATTTTGGCATTAAAAGACCTTGGGTGGTAGCACTTTGGTTACCACCTAAAGGAACTGTAAATCTTGTTAACGATGAAACTGCCATATTATGCTCCTGTTCCTACGGCTGAAGCTGATGCTAAATTGCCAGCTTGGATTTCACCAGGGTTCTTCAACCTAATTGGTATGTAAATAAACTCAACATCTTTTGTTGGCTGAATAGCAACATCGACATACAGTTCATTTCTGGCAATACGTTCTGGTGTGTTATTTGATGAATCACAAACTGCTAGGTAGTCTGTAATACCGCGTTTTGCTACAAGGTCATTTAACAGGCTGTTTACAACTGTTAAAATACCATTACGAGTAATCGGATCATTTGGTTCAAATATAAATGGTCTTGCGATTACATTCAATTGCTGTCTTAGATAGTTAACTAATCTAGCAACATTAATACGGTCTAAAGCACTAGGAGTTGAACTTAATGTTTTTTGTCCGTAAATTAGTAGACCGTTACCTGGTAAGAAAGTCAACGGATTAATTTTGTTAGTGTACATAACGTCACGAAGACCTTGTGTTACACCAATACTGATAAATCTGCCACTGGCTTCATCGATGTACCCAATTGCATTTAAGTTATCAATTAGGCCTCGACGTGTTCCAGCTGGAGCTAACCATGGATAACTGATGTTATCACTCTTAATCATTGCACGAATTACTGCATGACTTGATGGCACAACCACTGCTGTCCCGCTCAGATCATTTGTTTGACCTTGTGGATAGTACACACCTACGTAAGGATTAACAGTATTTAAACCGTATTCCCCAGTGCTAGTTACATCGCTGGTATTTTGTGCCCATCCCTGGATTGCTGTTCCAGTAGCTTGCAGTCTCAACGGCGAATCACCAATGATAAACGCTGTATTGTCGCGATCCTCATTCAATGCAATCATGTTAGGAATAAGTTCTGGATATCCAGGGCAGCTGATTAAGTTAAATTGATTTGCATCTTCTCTTAACTCTGTACTGCTGTCGATGCTAGATTTTAATGCAGCAACAACAACACCACGTGGAGCTTTACGACCAAAATTTGGTACTCCAGTAACATCAAATCCACTTACTGTAAC